TTCTTCCTCCTCAATGAGGAGGTCCGGCACTTCGTCCGGATCGAGGTTTTGATACATGCTGTCTGGATCGCTTGCTAGGCTACTGCGCGCTTCCTCTGGCGAGACAACACCGGAATCGATATCAATCTGGCGGGTTTCGGCCTTCGTCTTCTCGACTTCAGCCAGGCCCTTCTCGTCGAGAGACCACAGCGGCTCGAATTCGAAATCGATGCCATCGTCGGTTTCACCCCACAGCGAAAGCATCACCAAACCTAAGAGGGCATGCAAGTTCTGGCGATAAAGGTCCTCCTGGAAGCTGTGTGTCCAGTCATAAAACGACCGCAACTCACCTTCCGACGATGCGTTCAGGCCCGCCGGCTGGACGCCGAGCAGCTTCACCGTTGGGATATGGCTAACGGATGCCATATGCTCCTGTGATTGAGCCTGGAGCGCGTCGAGGCCACTGAGTGGCGACGAGACATTCTCGAACTCCTCCGCCTCTTTGTCGATCATCAGCAAACCGCGATTGGATCGCGTATTGTTGAACATCGCCGCGCGGGCCAGCATGCTGTCAGCCGAACCACCGCTCAGAACGGCATCCATTCCTGTCTTCAGAACGAACTGCGTAAACGACGTGATGATGTCGTTGACGCCCTGCCGAGTTTTCAACCAGTTCTCGACATAGGGATACGCCATCTGTGACAGCGAGATGCCCCCGAACGAATAGGCCGGTTTCAGCAGATCCGGCACCGGGCGGCCGATAAACGTCAGCAACCGTGTCTTGTGGACGCTCCTGCCCATCACGTTCCAGGATTGTGGGTCGTACCAGCCATCCTCAAAAGGATCGGCCGCATTGTAGCCCGTCGGGTATATCCAGACCGGCTCGATGAGCTTCAACTTCTTGATGCTGCCCTTTCCAATTTTGGCTGCCGAAACCTTGTCCCAGCCATCGCCGATACTCTTGGCCATCTCTTCGGGATTTTTGGAATCGCCGGTATCGATGCTGATATGAGCTCGCCCGAAGTACCCGTCGGTCTCGGCGACCTTTTTGAACACCGCCCTGACATTGAGGCGCTTGAACTCCGCCTCGAGTTCAGTGATCCGCTCAGCCTTGTCCTTCTCTTGGGCCTTATTCTTGGCCGTAAATCTGATCCAGCGGCGAGTGCATTCCCCGGCGATGATCTCCGACATCATCCGATATTCCGGACGCTGCGCGAGTTCGGCCAGGACCGGGTAGCCCATGAAGGCCGAACCCTGGTAGCCGAACGTTGCCGCAGCGCTGGCATAGGCATTGGCGGCCCAGCCGTTGATGCTGTCCATCGCCGTATCCATGGCGATGGCTTTGTCATGCGTTCCAACCAACGGGGGATGGACTGCAGCCTTGAACGGCCGGACTTCCGCCTGAACGACGCGCGTCGCGGCAACAGCCTCCTGCGATACCTTCATGACCTGTTGAGCAGGTTGCGCCACCTCGGCCGTTACTATTTCGGCCTTCCGGCGCCAGAACCAAGACAACATGAAGCTTCCTCAGATTCCAGGCATTGCCGTCTGTGTCACCGCCGTCGGGCTGATGATCATCGGGCGCTTGGCATGCGAATTGTCCGCAGCGATCACAGCATCCGCCAGGTTGTGAGACTTCACGCCCAGGTCCTTCTTGAGCTTCACCTTCGGCACGACCCGTTTTTTGCCCTCGGTTTCAACCCACCACGGCACGCATAGCTCGGTGAATAGTGCGTCGAGTTTGGCAACACCCATCCCCGAAGAGAACGATAGAACGTCCTCAGGCTTGATGGCGTGGCCCCGCGTCACCGCATTGAACGTCAACATCGCGCGGCGAGCCGTGTTGGCCCACGCCTGTGCCTTGCGGTTCAGATACTCGTCCTTGTTGAGCGGGCTTTGCCGATTGTAGGGATCGCTCGGCTTATCAGGATCTTCCACCGCGCCGCCGGCATGGAATGCGTAGTGCTGAACCTTCGCTTGGTTTTCACGGTTCTGCTCATCGATGTAGCCACCGACGAAAGCACCCACACCGATCGTGTCGTAAGAGACTGTCGCTCCCATGAGTTTGGCTTTGGCCCAAACCCGCTTGGCGTTCTGAACAAGTTCATCCTTGCCAGATGCCCAGTCTTCGGCGTCGAAGAATATGCCTCCGATCTTGTCGGCAGTGGCGCAATTATCCTCGCCGTCATCGGCAGGATCGAAGCCGATCGTATTCCGGCCGGTCAACGTGACATTCAGGACGGTATGCGCATCAACGCAGGCATCCAGCCAACGCCGCTTGAAGATCGAAAGCTCGCTATCGCCGAGTGGTACGCCACCGTAAACGTGCTCGAACTTCTCAGGCTCGCGCTCTTGCATTGCCGCAATGTCGCGCTTGGCCTTGTCCGAGAGGAACGGGTTTTCCGAGTAGTCGATCTTGTGGACTAGGCAGTGCTCGGGGGTGCTTACAACGAAATTCTTCCACACATAGTCCGTAACGAATTTCGGATTGAAGAGCAGGATCGTGAGGCTGTCCTCTTTGCGGATCGTCGGCGCGATAACGACCCACTGCTCTTCCGTAAGTTTCTCCGCCTCCTCCACCCAAAGGATGTCGATGTCCGACGTGCCTTTGATGTCGTCGAGGTTTCGCTCGATCCCGTAGAAGATGAACTCGGAACCGGTCGCCTTGTGGACGATCGTCGTCTTCATGACGTCGAACGCGGCACTGAGCCCGAGATGATTTATGGCCCACTTCAGTTCAGTGTAGACCGATTCCTGAATGCGATTCTGAAAGCGCCGGATGCAAAGAACGCGCATCTTGACAGTCAGGTGATTGATCAGCCTCACCAACTGGCAGGCGGTATCCCTCGTCTTCGAACTGGATCGACCACCGTGCAGGACAGCAATGTCGACGCTGCCGAGGAACACCTCTTCCCAAAAGTCATAAAGCGCCGGGTTGGTGAGGTGCGTGCTGTCCTCTAACTCTTCTCGCTGCGCAGCACGTCGCGCCATGTCCGGCTTTCTGTCTGGATCGGGCCACCTTCTGGACCTGAGACCTCAGTCTTCGTCGGGGCATGACTGCCCTGCATCTTGTTGGCCTCAGCGATGGCAGAGACGGCCACTCGGGCGTCGTTCTTCTCGGCGGCATCGGAGATACGCTTGAGGGCCGCAAGCCTGTCCACGGCCGTCCATTCGGCTTTCTCGGCGACTCTTTCCTGCTTCTTTCGGATCAAATCCGCGATGTCAGGTTTCGTCAGGTTTTCGGACCCGACACTCCGCGCCGTCTTCTCGCTGTACCCAGCGCGTATCGCTGCCTGGGTAGCATTCAGATCCACTAGGTATTCCGCGACGAAGCGCTGCTGCTTGTCAGTGAGATTCATTTCACAATCTCGGGCCAGTGGATGCTGAAACCATCTCCCGCCTATAGGAACAAAAGGAGCGGCTGTTCCTGACAGAAAGCCATGTCCCGACTAATTAGCCTTGGAAAGGAGGGCACTCGAAATGCGCGACGCACTGCTGGCAATCGCTTACGCGATCATTGCCATTCTACATCTGATATGACGAGCGAGCCGCCTCAGTTTACGCTGGGGCGGCATATCCTGTTCCTCAGCATCGCCAGTCTTCTTGCCTGTCTGCATCTAACCTGATCTATCTTTTGTCTACTTTAGAGGGGGCTGAAGTGCGCAAAGTCGATGGATGAGAACGATTTTTTCATGACGATCCAAGGACAGTTTGTTGCAGGTGCGCAGCGCTATCTTACAGCCGCCCAAGTGCTGTGCGATTCAACGGAATGGAGAACGAGAGGCAGATTGCTGCAGACGCCGGCGTTACATCTGCTAGCGCACGGAGCCGAGTTACTTTTCAAATACCCACTCATACGCCATGGCGCGAACCAAGATGAAGTGCGGTCCACCTACGGGCACGATTTGTTGAAGCTGTGGTCGGCTGACGCCAATGAAATTCTTAGACGGGAATCGCTCCAAGCCGCTGAATTGGTTTGGTCGGCGGCAAGAGACGGCGGGAAATGGCCTAACGACGACTTTTCGGAGAATCCTCGCGACGTTCTAGTTGGAGCATTAGGTGTTCTCTCCCACCTGCACGGCCGCTCCAGTTCATTTGCCCTGCGCTATATCATCCAGAAGGAAACTCGTGCACCAAGGCCGCCATTCCTGATTGAGGCCTTCGGGAGTATTGCCGAGCGCACATGCATGAACCCCGGCTTTCTCGATTACTAGATGCCCCTAGGTGACGCCGTCTTGCCCTTTGCCAGTGCCTGGGCGAAGCTCTCATGACGGGCCTTGGGGAGAATGGGCATGGAGTTTTGGGTTCCGCTGGTATCAGCTTTGGCCGGCGCGCTGATCGGTTCCGCAACTTCCATCATCACGATATGGATTCAAGGCAGGAGAGATGAAAGGCGACACCTCCGCGAAAAGGCGGTTGAGCTCGCCCTTTCCGACTACAAGTACCGATCTGATGTGATCTCTAAGATAGGTGGCAGCCTCTATCCGATTTCACTTCACTTCGCCTACCACCTTGAACTTCTCGAAGAGGCATCGAAGGGCAAACTGACACCAGAAGCGATGCAGCGGATTTCTGATAACCACACCGCGCTTCGCGATTTCATCGACCGAAGAGGACGAGAAGTATCTGATGCAGCAGCCCATCAAACGAAGAAGTAGAACGCCACCGCCGCTCTGAGCATTGCAGGGGGATCGTTACTGGCATGATGACCCCGCATTGGTATCAGGAACGGACTGGACCGCTCGCTTCCCACCCCGCCTTGGCGATCAGGGGAGTGGTACATCGGCTTTCGCCTCCCACACTTTCCCAAGCACCTCACGGGCCTTAGCCTCGTCCGTCCGCCGTTCCTGATTTGCTTACCCACACTGGCATCCGCTGGCACATGGCTCTTGAGGTCATGGAGCGCTGGCGCGGGCAATTCGAATGATACAGCGAGGGCCGGCCTTTCACCGGCTGCCAGGATAGCTCCTGAGCCTCGCTACGAGACGGGCAGGCCCCGCAAGCATCTGCCGGTTCATCTCGCATTTCTGCCGACGCCACCGCCCCCATGGTGACCTTAACGCGACCGGGCCATTATCCTGCTACCGGTGCCGGACTGTCGTTGCCGTCATGGACGGCGATGAATGGCGCACATGTCTGGACTCGAACCAGAAACCTACCGATTAGAAGTCGGTCGCTCTATCCTGTTGAGCTACTTGTGCGCGGTCCCGGTGCGCCCAACCCTGTCCGCTCTCGCGGAAACTCTATTGCTGCCTTAGTCGGCCTGCCGAAGCAGGTGCGTTGTTCACGAGGCCTTCCTGTCGCGTTCAACCGACTACGGCTATCTTCGGCGGCCGTCGCCTACTCGCAAGATACGCTTGCGAACGATCTAAGCCGCCTGCTTCTGGCGCCGCTTGGCGTTGCGCCACTCACGAAGGCTCATGCCAGTTGATTTGCTGAAGCTTGGGTCATCACGCCATGAGTATACTCGCTTGGCGTCGTATACTGCGCGATCACCTTCGACCGTAGCGAAAATATGACTGATTTCTTGGGTATCAGGCAACACCCCTTCCGCATGATTTTTGCAATGCAAATCAGGTTTGCCGTGCATTCCTGCAAAAAGTGATGCAATGGCGCGGTTTTTTCGCCTGTGACCAGTGATTTCCGCAATCTTCTCGACATCGCGACACCAGCGCGCAAAGCTGATCCTGCTGCGCCGTCCCGGCCTGGTCAAGGTGCCCGCTTGTGCCCTCGCCCATGCCCACAATGAACGCCTCTGACCTTCGTCGGTAAGAAAGGATCGCATGATGTCCATGCACCGCTCCCAATTCTCAATCTGCCGTGTCGTCGGTCGTTTGCCCCACTCCGCCAACACGCGGCTGGCGGACTTCGACCAATCACCCAAGGGGTCGTCCCCTGGTAGGAGTTGGTCCCCAAACTCACGCCTGCGCCCATTGATATCGCCGAGATCATGCACCCACGGCAATGTGTACCTGCCGAAGTTTTCCCGAAGCCCATTGACCTCGGGCAACTTGGCCTCGGTCTCCGCAGCGCGGATGAACAGTTCTGCGATATCGCCTTCGGTCATGGCTGGAAGTTCCTGTCATCGAGAAGATCGGGTTGAATGGATCTAGGCCCATAGGCGCGCCAGATGCGTTCGTAGATCATGCCGGCCAATGCGGGTCGCAAAGGAACGAAGCCGCGTAAATCATGCGCGATGGCCTGCAATTCAGCCACAGGGCAAATGTCCCAGACTTCCATCCATTTGGAAGGGTCATGCTCGAAGCGATCCCTGCCGTGCCTGTAGAGGTCGAAGGCCGCACCGATGCACTCCGCTTCGAGGCTGGCCTTGTTGTTGGCTGTCTCGGTCAAAGTGCGCATGACGACGCGGGCGTCATCCATTCCGCCACGTTCAATGACCTTGCGGATGGCTGCGACGGCTCGCGTCTCGCCTATGGCTGGATAGCGATGCTTCGGAACGATCGGAACGCCGAATTCATCGCATAAGCTTTGCACGTGCGGATCGATCATTTTTCCTCCGCCAGGACAGCCTGCAGTTTGGCGATGCTCGCCGGGTCCATATAGAACCCGCTTCCCCAATCGTTCCTTAT